ACAAAAAAGGGGTGAAATCGGCACAACAACAAGCCGAAGCACTTGAGTTACTGGAACAACACGAACTTGCTGCCCTTGCACCAAAAGTGGACGTGCCAGAACCGATTGAAAAACGAGTGAAAGAAGTGCTGATTGAAGAAGAAGTGATCCACCAAGGCCTTCGAATGAAAGTTCAGAAAAAGGTAGAAGTGGACGAAGAAGTCGAAGAAATCAGCGAATTTGACCAAGCCTTTATGCGAACCGTTGCATTGATGAAAAAGGCGAAATAAACAAGCGGTCGGAAAGCGCAGACATTTTGCCAAACCGACCGCCCTTTAAACCAGATTTAAACAGGGTTTAAACGCCCTAAGGAGAAAGAAATGAACAAAGAAAACCTCGAACTACCTAGCCAATTTGAGCAAGCCTTTATGCAGGCGGTGGATCAACATCGAAATCAGGAAGCCAAACAGGTAAAAATTGGTCAATTTGAGCGTGAATCGCTTGCAACTCTCGCAAGAAAGTTCGAGTTGTCTGCTGAATTACTTGCCCTTGAATCAAATTGTCCGAACGTGCAAGGCATTCTTCGACTATATGTAAACGAGTTGAAGAACGCCATTGAAAGTAAGTTAAAAGCCGCATAAACAGCTCGCGGTCAAACCCTAACCCTTTTGCAAGGTGATGAAGATAGCCTATTGCTTGTTTCTTATCTTTATCGTCTTGAGCAGGTAAATATGAAGCGTATGTATTTAGATATTGATTGTATTCAACTTCTAAAGAAATGAAATGGCTTTTATCAAGTAAAAATAATATCCGTTTTAGTTGCTCGTTAAATATACCTTGAGGGTACTGGGCTAGGCAAATATGAGCTTTTTCTACCGCAATTTTTTGCACAAGGGATTTAAATTCATCTTCAGTTATTTTGATGTAATCAAACATAACAAATTTCTCGAATTAAAAACAGGAACCCCATTATGACACTAATCAACAAACTCAAACAACACTTAACAGACAGCCAAATCACTCAAGCCCAGCTTGCCCGCGAAGCAGGCGTAAATGCAGGTGCATTGTCGGCATACCTTAACGACAACTACAAAGGCAACATTGCGGATGTGGAAGCAAAACTAACTGCTTACCTTGAGAAAAAAGCGGTGCAAGCCCGCGAGTTTGTAGAGGCACCAGCCTTTATCGAAACAGCGACTTCTCGTCAAATTTTCAAAACGCTGGAATTTGCCCAAATCGCCAACTGCTTAGCGACTGTTTACGGCATGAGTGGCGTAGGTAAAACCAAAGCGATCCAAGAGTTCGCCAAAAGTCACGCTAACGTGTGGCTGGTAACTGCAAGCCCTAGTCGTTCAAGTTTAAGCGAAATTTTGTATGAAATTGCCCTTGAGTTAGGCATCAGCGACGCACCACGCAGAAAAGGCACACTCTCACGCCTGATTGCTCGCAAAATCAAAGGCACAGAGGGCTTGCTGATTGTGGACGAAGCCGACCACCTTCCTTATGAGGCACTTGAAGAGCTACGCATCATGCAAGAAGAAGCAGGTATTGGCTTAGTGTTGGTAGGCAACGACAAAGTTTACACCCGCATGAAAGGTGGTATTAGCCCAAGTCACGAATATGCAAGATTGTGGTCGCGCGTGGCAAAAAACACCAGCATCCAGAAAACCAAAAAGGCAGATACCCAAGCAGTCGCCCAAGCATGGGGTTTGGAAACCGACGAAGAAGCCTTAAAAGTGATGCAAAGCATTACCGAAACAGGCGGAGGCTTACGCATTTTAACCCAAACTTTGAGATTGGCAGGAATGGTGGCAAAAGGTTCAGGCAAGCTGATTGATGCCGACTTAATCATCAAAGCACGCCAAGAATTATTAGGTAAAAACGAATAAGGAAGAACGGTATGAAGAAAGTATATAACGAAATGGCTGGCGAAATGATGCTACCTCGCAACGGATACATTCACAACCAACTGGCACGCCTTGAAATTGCTACTCTCGGCTGTGAAGCCTTGGGGCTAGAGGTGGAAAAAGTCGAATGGTTCGAAAACAGCCGTCCTCGTTTAGTCGTGCGAGACAACAGCACCACACGCCATTTAGTGAAAACAGGTAAAGCCTTGAACTACGGTTCAGAAGTGAAAAACGGCATTCGCATTTACCTCCATCAAATGATGGTGGAGGGCGTGAAAATTATCTGGAAATCAGATGTAACGAAACATTAACCACAACAGGAGAAACTATGGCAACGAAAGTAAAAAGCCAAGCGAAATTACGCTTTGTAAGCGTAGAACAGGTGCAAAGCGCGATTAAAGAGATTGGCGATTTAAGCCGTGAACACACAAGACTTGCGACCGAGATGAACGACAAGATTGGGGCAACCAGCGAACACTATGCCCCGAAATTGAAAGCCTTAAAAGAAGAGATTGAGCCATTGCAAAAGGCGGTGCAGGAATACTGTGAGGCAAACCGTGATGAGCTGACCGAATTTGGCAAAACCAAAACGGCGAATTTTGTGACAGGCGAAGTGCAATGGCGACAACGTCCACCTTCAGTCGCCATTCGCGGGGCGGAAGCGGTGATGGAATTCTTGCAACGTATGGGCTTTGACCGCTTTATTCGCACCAAGCAAGAAATCAACAAAGAAGCGTTGCTCAATGAGCCAGAAGTGGCGAAAGGGATTGCAGGGGTGACGATTAAAACAGGCTTGGAAGATTTTGTGATTAAGCCGTTTGAGCAGGTGGCGTGATAAAAAATTAAAGCCTATTTAAACACTCTTTAAATCTCCCCTAACCCCTCTTTGCAAAAGAGGGGGATTAGTTAGATGAAGTGGGCTGAGTAATGTGTTTTCAATTAACAAGGAGGAAAAATGCAGACAAAAATCATTCAATGGTTGGCAGATGATGAAGATGTCGGATTAAGTAGTAAATGTATGGCGTTTGTGATTGGTTTTGATGTGATACCAAGACGTAAAAGTTATCCGCTTGATCCGAGCGATTTATCTCGTTGCGTGAAGTTATTAGAACGAGTACCGAAAATGCGAGATTATCTTTATAAGATGAAAGAGATTTCCCCAATTTGGGCAAAACTGGTGGAACATTGGGATGAGTTAGAGCGTTTACTCAACGAAGAAAAAGATTCTGGCAGATGCCCTAAAACATATCAATTAATGAAAAAACTGACTGAGGACGATCAGAATGTTGTATTTCGTCACGGTGGGTTTTCAATTCGAATGGGGGAATAAATGAGCGAAAAAACATATTCTGCGACGCTAGATTTTAAGGTTACGGTTGAACCCGATGATTTAACATTCAACATCAACACTCAATATCATAATAAACCTAATTATTATGTAAAAGATGCTATGAATTGTTTGATGTTTAAACTCTCTGAAATTGTACAGGCTGGTTGGATGGGTTTTGAACGAATGGATCCTAATGTTGAAAAAGGCTTTTCATGCAAAATCCACTTTGATTTTTGTCATTCTGCTGATGATGAATGGGGTGTCAGTGCAAAAGTAGATAATCCGGATGAAATTGGTCGCACGTTGATTGATATTATAAAGTTGATTTTAACACTAGATCCGGTTATTGATGAGGTTCTTCAACGAGCCAAGTGAAAAGCCTATTTACAGCCCATTAAATCTCCCCTAACCCCTCTTTGCAAAAGAGGGGGACGGATTGAGTGGCTTTCAAAATATGTTTTAACCCACAGGAGAAAACCGATGAAAACCAAACGACCACAAGTTGAAAGTGTGGAAAACTTCAACCGATACCGCTTTTATGCAGAACGAGCGGCAAAAGCCGAACAAACAGGCGATTATAAAGATGCCATTGTGCATTGGCAGTTAGCCAGCCTTTCTGCAAATGAAACCAACAAAGTATGGGCAGAAAACCGCAAAGACTTCTGCGAACGAATGAAAAGAAAACCATTTTAAGGAGGAATAATGATGACTGAAACACGCAAAACCGAGCTAGAAAGCCAGCTTAATCAAATGATTGTGATGCTCAAAGAAGCTCAAAAATCCTTGTTTAAAGGGCAATATACCTACGCAGCTATTTTTGTAGGTAATGTGTCGGACCAGTTGCCAACAATGCGAATGATGTTGGCGAGGGGGTAAAGATGAATGAGATCAAATTTAGATATTTTAAAGGCGACATGACTAAAGAGCCTCTAAAAACGATTATTAACACTTGGTATAAATTAAGAGCTGAACGAGATAAAAAGCTAACCAGCATATTTAATACTATCCCTTTTTATGAAAGCTGGTTAGGTGACGAAACTTCTATTTTTGGAATAGTTTGCTGTTATGACAATCCAGCTCGTGATGAGGCAGTATTAACAAAAGGATACAGAACTGAAGATTATAAAGGGAAATGTGTAGTTAAACCTGATAGACGTTATAAAGTGGGCAAGGATTTTGACAAAAAACTACAGGCTATTCGACAAATTTTAAAGGAAGCCCCCGATTTCTCAAGTTATTCGCTAAAAGAGCTGGGTATGTATTGGTTAGTTGGTCATTTTAGCAGGCTTTATTTTTCAGTATCTGGGATTCAAGATGATATTTATATCGCAAAAATTCCAGTTAAAGAGCAAAGTGATTTTGGTGATGATTTTTCAGAAATCCACGAATGCTTAACTGAAATAAAAGAGAGTGAATTTCTTTCTATTCAAGGATTATAAGAAGGAGGCAACGATGTAACCGCAAAATAACCGCTGCCCACACCATTCCGTTTAGGTTGATATAACTCGGTGTGGGCAAGTTTAAAGAGTGTTTAAATTTTTAAAGTAAATCGTTTAAAGCCTGTTTAAATAAGGCTTGAGCTGTCTTTAAACGATTTTATTTGAGGAAACCCAATGAGTGACAAAGCAAAATTGATACAGCTGATCCACATCGGCAAGCAACAGCTTGCGATGGATGATTTCAGCTACCGCGAAATGGTCAAACGGCTGACCAATAAAACCAGCTCCACCAAATGCACTATCGTAGAACTGCACAAAATCTTACATGAGCTGCAACAAAAAGGGGCTAAAGTAAAATGGTTTGCAAAACGCGGTACAAAACCGACCGCTTACAGCCCAACCACGGGCGAGGTCAAAGTCAAAAGCGAGATTGCTCACAAAATCCGAGCTGTCTGGATTCAAATGGGCAAGCAAGGTTTTCTACAAGATGGTAGCGAAAAAGCTCTCAATAGCTATATGCGAAAAGTGATGAACAAGGGTAAAAGCGTGCTTGCCCTCAATGTAGGGGCGTTAAACGGCAACGATGCCAGCCGATTTCTGGAAATTTTGAAAAGATGGCATAGACGGGTAATGCTTAAAGCTATCAGCGAAAAAGGCTATGAATTAGGCGACCCAGAAGCCAGTTACGATACCGTGACGGAGTATTTTAATGAAGTTATGTAGATGCCCTATTTGCCACAGCGATATACATCTCGAATCCTTAATCGAAGATGACGCAGGGCGTGAATTGCTCGGCAAAATTAGCCAACTTACCCACGGTTGTGCCCAACCGATGGTCGGTTACTTAGGTTTATTTAAACCAGCCAAAAGCAATCTCAACAATGCCCGTGCGTTAAAAATTGTCAGCGATGTATTAGAACTTTACCCTTGCTCGTTGTTACTGGCACAGGCATTATCCGAAACGGTAGCAAGCCTGCGTAAAAAACGCCAACAAGCCTTGCAAGCGGGGCAAAAAATTGAACCGCTTACTAATCATAACTACCTTAAATCGGTGTATGAAACGCAGAAACCGCACTTTGCCGTCATCCGCACTGATAAAAATCAGTCGGAAACGGTCAAAGCTCAACAAGCGGAAGACAAAAAAGTGCAAGATGCGATTTTATACATCGAACGTTTTGTGCAATTAGGGCAAGAAGAGTTTGTGAAAAACAGCCCCGAATATCAAATTTGGCTGCAACACAAACAGCAAAAACAAGCCCTTTAATTATCCCTCAAGGCGGTCATTACCGCCTTTTTTCTTGTCTGTTATTTACGATTTTTAACTTTTTGCAATTCGCAAAAGCCTTGCTATATAAGGCTTAAAGCCACTTTTTACCTTGAGTTAAGAAAAATTGTGCTAGTGGGAATTTTTAGGTTTTGTACAATATCGCAATGGAATAATGATCAGTTATAGGTGAAAAATGGAACCGCTTGCTCAAGTTGAAACTTTCGAACAAAAAGCCCCTGAAGTGTTAGCCGATTTAGCCAAACATATTGAGTTTGAGCTTATCGAAAAACATGCCTTTGCCACAGACAATGCTAAACAAGTTGGGGTCGAAATTGCCCAGCGCATCGCCCATAACTGGGGCGGTGAGGTCATCTATATTCCACGCAATCTTGTGTTACTCCTGAATGAACGAGATATGAAGATTTTTAATGAGTTCAACGGACACAACCACCGTGCACTTGCCCGAAAATATAACGTTTCTATGCAATGGATCTACGCCATCGTCAAACGCATCACCAAAGAAGAAATCGCTAAGCGGCAAATGGATTTGTTTGGGTGATTTCTTAAAACTAATTTAAAACTAATTTCTTTAAAGAATTTTTAAACTCCTATTGGCTTTTAAAGCATTTTTAAGATTTTAGGAGTTTTTTATGCACACCTCACCCATCACCAAAATCGTAATCCACTGCTCAGCCACTCAAAACGGCAAGCAGTTACGCACCACCACTCAAACCGCTGCACAACGTATCGACGACTGGCACAAACAGCGTGGCTTTCAGCGTTTAGCGGGCAACTACAAGCAATTCAATCCGCACTTACAGCATATCGGCTACCACTTCGTTATCGACACAGACGGCACGGTTGAAACAGGTCGTAAAGAGGGGGAAACAGGCGCCCACGTTAAAGGGCATAACCTTAACAGCCTTGGCATCTGCTTGGTCGGCGGTATCCGCAAAGACGGCAAAAACCACGGCGAATATACCGAAAAACAATGGCAGGCACTACATAAATTATTGCGTCAGCTTGAAGCAAAATATCCCAGCGCTCGCATTTGTGGACATCGTGATTTAAGCCCTGACCTCAACGGCGATGGCACAATCACGCCAAACGAATGGATTAAAGACTGCCCCTGCTTTGTG